CCCGCCATTATTCCTAACGCTGCCGCGCATAGCATCAAAGACCAATGGGCCACGGGACCAGCTGGCGCGGTTCGCAAATCGCTACTTATCCAGCTTCCTTTATCGCAGGTCCCAGAGGGCCTGGGGTTACCAGGCCTCAACATCTTCACCAGCTGCACTAACTGCCTTGTCCAAAGCAGCCAAATATTCTGGCATCGACATCTCCAGGTTGTTTAGACAAAAATGCATTTTGTCGTTCTGGAGCCCTGGACCGTTGGCCAGGTAGTCTACAGCCTTGTCTAATATATGCTGGCGTCTTGCTCCGCCAGGTCTAAATTCATCTTTTAATTTTTTCATATGATATCCTTTCTAGCTGCACTATACCAGGACTATCCTATAAAGTCAATGACAATAGTGTCGCACCTAGTTTAGAATTATTCTAAACTGCCATACAACTGTAGGTTGTGCCAAGACGGCGAACTATTGTTGCGGTGTGAAGCACAACCACAAGTTGCAGAAGGTTTATAGTTTTATTCAGCGATAAACCTACAAATGAGGCTGAGGCTCAAATATAATCCTTGACAATCCTATTGTCAAGATATAAAAGAATTTTTATGAAAGGAAATATAAACATGAAACAAAAACGTATAACTCTTAATAGTGAAAAAAGAACTGCAATAGCAAATGTTTTTCAATCTCACTTTGAGAGAGAAGAAAGTCCTGTAATGAAAAAATATTACAAGGCAAAAGAAACTTACAATAGTTTTAGACAACAAATGAAAATCTTTGTTGAAAAAATTGTAAGAAATCAACAACCACAAGAAGATGTTGACACTATCAGATCAATGATAAAAAAATATGATAGGTCAGGTGGGGAATTGTTTGAAGATAAATGCTTTACCTTTAGACATGACTACACAAGAGTAGATGATGATGGCAACGAACATAATGATTATGATACTTGCCATGTTGACTTTGGTTTAGGTAAGAAATTTGGTTTAGCTTATTATCGTGATGATATGAAAGCTAAAAATTTAGATCCTGACCATTACTATCGTTGGGGTAGAGAAGATAGAAGAAACCCAAGATACTACGAGTGTGAAACTGCGTGTGAAAAATATCTTGGCTACAATACTTCTTCCAATGATGATAAATCTGTAATTACTCCAAGAGCAGAATGGAAATCAGATTTTAATTTATGGGTTATTGGATCTTCTTATTGTCATACAAGACAATTTAAAGTTGATGAAGATACCTTTAATGTCTTGAAACAATTCAATGACGCAAAAGAAAACTTAATCTTGTGCCATGAAAAAATCTTTGACTACGTTGAAGATAAAATGAAAAAATTAAGATTAGGTTTAAAGTCTTATAGATATTTCGACCAAGCAAAATCTTTAGCGGATAAACTCGGAATTGCACTCAACGAAAGTGTTTTAAATGAGAGTAGCAGTTTAGCTTTATCTGTTTATAGTCCAGAAAATTTGGCAAGTCTTTTGGAAGATAAGGTTGAAATGACTAGAGAGGAAAAAATAGCTATGTTCAGAAAACAACAAACCGCTTCTGTAAATTAGCTATTGACAAACTAGGGACAATCCTGTATTGTCCCTAGTAGAAAGGATAACAAAAACATATGAAAACATTTTACATAACTTACTACTCAAACAAGGATAAGAAACACATCACTAGACAAGGCAAACATGATGACAAGTCTAGATATGGCACATCTAAAAAAGGTGTACCTTACTATGTCTATTATGATTTAGACGCACATGGATATAGAACTGCGACTACTGCGTGGAAAGTGAGGCACTAATGGCTTATAATTGGTGTCATGGGCCGAAGTGCCATACTAATAGAACTCAGGATAGAATTAGAGGTGTTAAGGGCAACAAGGTTTTAAGGACTCGAAAGATAACCGAGAACAATTGGAATAAAAATAATTGTTGGTCACACTTTTGTAGTCAGGGTTGTTGGACCGATTTTATGTATAAACATTGGAACGAATTTATTGCATTGCACCCAAGGACCGAGCCTCTAGAAACTCCGATTGAAGTTAAACAAAATAAACGCGAGGGTTATGAATATCGTTATGGAGATAATGGGCAGTATGAAAGAGTTCCCACTACTTACATCTCAAAAGAAATAGTTGACAGAACTACTGAAAACTGATAAGGATAATCCTAGAAAGGATAAATATGACAGACGTACAAAACAAATTTAAATTAATCACAGACTCAAAGTATGAGCCTACACTAGAGGAGGCTCAAGAGTTTGTTGGGGGAATGGTTGAAGGAATAAGTTTTCCTAACGGTGATTATTTAATAATAAACGAGGAAGGTAAGTTGATGAACTTACCATTAAATGAAATAGCGACAGGGTTATGGCGTGAAACATTTACTAAAGATAAATATGCATTTGGATATGATGACTTTGTTGTTGGTCCTGCAATCTTGATCAAGGCAAAAGCGCTCAAGCGTTGGGCTGCTTAACCTTTCTACCCTAGGCGCTAGCGCGCCTAGGGATCCTAAACAAATCTCAATTATAGGTTGTATCGCACCCCCCACCCCCCTTTTTTGTACAAAGGGGTCCCACTACTACAGGTTGTATTGCATGATTTACACATTCGTGTATACTGAAAACTTATTGGTACCATGGACTTGAATAAGGTAAATATAGATAAATTACCTGCAGATGTCAGGAAGACCTTCAGACAACTTCAAGTGTTACATGCAGAAAAAAAGATACAGAATAAGGCCAAGCAAGATTTTCTATCTTTTGTAAAATGTGTGTGGCCAGATTTTGTAGAGGGGTCCCACCACAGACACATTGCAGATAAATTTAATAAATTAGCTACGGGTGAAATAAACCGTCTAATAATTAATATGCCACCTAGGCATACAAAATCAGAATTTGCATCATACTTGCTACCAGCATGGATGGTGGGCC